CTATGCTAAAGAAAAAGATGAATTAAGCGAATACATTGAATTATTTCTAGTTCATACTACAGAAAATATATTTGAATTATTTCCCAAGAAGAATGATGCTCAGATAGCAGATGCTATACTTGAATTATTTAGAAAGAGGGAAACTATAGAAGTATTTAATAAAAAGGCACTTTATATATACATCCGTGAGATGGTTGATGTAAAGACGCCAAAGATAACCAAGATAGCAGATAAACTACACGATATATTTAAATCTCAATATGTTTTCTTCTTAGAAAATGGTTGGTGTAAGTTTTAACACTTATCCTATATCCATATTTATAATAAAACATTATGGGAGTATTAGACAACGTAATATTTGGTAAAAAGAAATTCTCCGACATATTAAGCGAGATTTACGATAACCAAAAGAAAAAAGAAACACAAATATCGGGGTTAATTTCTGAATTGAAACCCTTAATTGCTGATATAGGCGACGCTACCTTAATTGTACCATTAATTAAAGAATACCTTGAAATTGGCGTTCGTAATGATGAGCAATTAATTAAAATGGCAACTATAATTCAAAGAGCAGTCAATAATACCGGATCAGGAGACGAATTAGGTATATCAGATGCAGAAAAAGAAGAATTACTAGCAGAACTAGATAAACTAAATGCAGATTTCCCTGATAAAAAAGAAAAGTAATGGCTATAATTGATGCATTATCAGCAGTATTTAATGGACCTAATAGTGCAGGTACAGAATTTACTCCTCCAACAGATATTGAGAAATTAAAATTGAAAATGCAATCCGCTAGGGTTACAGATATTTCTTTAAATTCTAATTCTGGTATGTATGATACTAGTGGGAAATGGCCTGGTATTGGGACAATTAAATTTCAACTATTTAATGTTCCTACAAAACAAGATAATGTTCCTAATAATAATCTTTCAAACATAGCAAAACCTTTATTTCCTTTTTTAAAAAATTTTCCGTTAGTAAATGAAACAGTACTAATATTTCAAGGACCAAATCAAGATTCCTTTACAGGAAAGCATAGCCTTTACTATATATCATCTGTATCAATGTGGAATAGTCAACATTCAAATCAATTTCCAGATATGTTTTCTAGCAATAATGGTCAGTCATCTCCATCAACTATGAAAGATTACCAGCAAATTGAAGCAGGTAATTCAAGAAAAACTACTCAAAAAGTAACACCATTGAGTTTAAATGGTACTAGTGGTGGCACTTTTATTGAAAGACCAAATATACACCCAATAATTCCATTTGCAGGAGATAATATATTTGAAGGAAGATTTGGTAATAGCCTTAGATTAGGTAATACATCTAAAATAGCAGGGTCAATAAAAAATAATTGGTCTAACTCAGGAGACAATGGGAGCCCAATAACAATTTTAAGAAATGGACAATCTCCATCAGCTAGTTCTGAAGGTTGGGTCCCAGTAACCGAAAACATAAATGAAGATTTAGCATCAGTATATTTAACTTCTACACAACAAATTCCAATTGAAGTTGCGGTTTCAAATAGAGAAGAAGCTCAAGCTTCAACTGTTCCATTTTCAAATACCATAAAAAATACACCTATATCACCTAAGGCATATAATGCCCCTCAAGTGGTACTAAATTCAGGTAGACTATTATTTAATACTACAACAGATAGTATTTTAATGTCTGCTCAAAAATCAATAGTATTAGAATCACTTCAAGATTTAGCTATAAAATCACAATTAAAAAATATAAATGTAATAGCACCTAATGGTATTGTAAGTTTAGGTAAACAAAAAGCAACAGAATCCGTAATATTAGGAGATAAATTTTTAGGTGACTTTGAAGTATTATTAGATACAATAGATGCGGTATTCATGGCTTTATCAAATGAACCTATGACACCCGCAGCAGGTGCAGCAGCTCGATTAGCGCTTGATGTAGTTCGACCTATAAAAGACTCAATTGAATCATTTAAATCTAAAAGGGTAAAAACTTCTTAAAATGGCTGAAACTAACTTACAAGAAACACTTATAGCATCAGCAACAGCATTCCTAACTTCACCGGCAGGAAAAGGTATAGTAACCAAGTTAGCTGAAAAATCAGGAGTCGAAGATGCTAAGGCATTAGTCGAAGATGCTAAAGCAGTACGAGAATTAGTTAATGAAAACACACCAGTAATAAAAACATTTACTACTAAAGGTAGGATATATAGTAAAGATACTAATGAACCGGCTGCTGGTGTAAATGTAAAACCAATGTTAGCTTTATACCCAATGGTATTAGAGACAAAAACAAGGAAAGTAAAAATTGATGATCCTAGTGGCGATAAAAATATTTTAGGTAAAGTTAAGAAAATTGAAGTTGAAGAAGAATATAAAGAATATGTTTGGGACAGTGAAGCAACTCCACCAGAAATAAAAACTGATGAGGAAGGGAAATATGAATTTAGGTTTGGTGTGCCTACTTTACCAAGTTTAGGTGATACTATATTAGTAAAACCAATTGTGTTATATGAAAAAGAAGAATTTGCTCCGGATTACCAAACATTAGTAACAGGGGATAATGAAGTACTACAGGAATTACCTATAAAACCTCTAATTAATATAGATGATGCAGCTGAAGTAGCATCAAGACAATTAAAAGCCGAAGCAAATAAAGCTATTGCTAAGGTATCAACTTTAGCTTTGGGTGTTGTAGAAATAAGTTTATTGGCCGTAAAAGCACAAGTGTTAAAATTTGCATCTGTAGTTCAGAATAAATTATTCCCATTAGCTATTAGTTTACTAATCATATTTGGTATAACTAAAATAGCAGCAGCTAATGTACGTGAAGAGGTAGCTCAAGGCAGGTGTCCTAATGACGCTTTACTAAGAATGGCTATTAAAAAAAGAAATTCAATTGTAAGACAACTTAATCAAATATGGATTGTAATAGTAGCAAATACAGTTCTAGTCGGGATATTTTTATACTTAACCACACTATTCAAATCAGGTAAGATACAAATTAGCTCATTAGCTTTTCCAACAGCCGTACCTCCAGGTGTAGGTGTTCCTTATAGTTTAGTTGCATTATTAGAAGATATAAAAGAAAAATTTGAAATATTTGCTAATATAAATAAAGAACTTAAAAAGGCTCTTTTGATATCATTAGTATTTTTAATAATTTCACTAATAATAATATTAAGATACCTTAAAAGAATAGATGCCTTAATAGGTGCATGTACTATACCTAGTGATTTGACTATGGAAGAAATTAATGATGAATTATTAAAATTACAAGATGAAAATACAGACCAAGGTGAACCACTATTAAAAATAGTAAATGGGTTTACAATGGGAGTAGTTGAAGACACAACTAATGCCGTAGATGGTTATTATAGAAGATATGCTACAGCAACTAATTCACAAGGGGTAGTAATATTAAAAGGAGAACCATCATTTAGTGCCGCAGATCAAATATTAATTGACGAATTATCGTTCTATATAGTACAAAAGAAGTTAAAAGCAGATTAATCCAATATTTATAATTAAATAATAACATAATGAAACTAAGTGAATTAAAAAAAACAGTGAAAGATGCCGTAAAAGAGGCAATCCAGGAGGAAATGAAAGATATCCTTATGGAAGCTGTACGTTCTCCTAGAGCAACAGTTTACGAAAATAGTATGGGTATACCTAATACAACTAATACAAATGTAGGAACACCTAGTCCAATGAATCCAATAGCATCAGCACCTTTACAGGAAACTGATAAATTAAAATTAAGAGAAAACATGATGAGTGTTTTAGACGGTATGAGACCTGGAGCAAACGGAACAATGACAGCAACATCAGCAGACGTTCCAATGGCTGTACCAGCAGGAGGTGGAGATAATGTAAATGGTAGTTTACCAACAGGAAATGTTAGTATGGACCAGATTATGGGTTTAATGAAACAATAAATAATAGAATATGGCATTTGGAGCAGTACAACAATTTCCTAATGACACCATTCCTGATAGGGGAATAGGTGTTAATTTACCTTTTAGTGAAGGTGGGGTATTTACTCCTAATTACACAACAGCGGAATCTATTAAGAACAATTTGATTAATTATTTTTTAACAAATCCCGGTGAAAGACCAGGTAATCCATCTTTTGGTGGAGGGTTAAGAGAATTTATATTTCAACAAATATCAAGTGAAAATATTGATTATTTAATAGAAGATGTATCAAGAAAAATAGCAACAGAATTCCCGAATGTGATCCTAGAAGAATTAAATGTTGATGGTGGTATTAGTAATACTGATAATACTGACAATAATAATATAACAGTTAACATCTTTTATTCTGTAAGGAATACAAACATATCAGATGAACTAAACCTAAACTTCGCATAATGGCAGTTAATAGAGATATAAATTATATAAATAAGGATTTTTCATCGTATAGGAATCAATTGATTAACTATACACAAACTTATTTCCCAACAACATATACAGACTTTTCACCAACATCACCAGGTATGATGTTTATAGAACAAGCAGCTTATGTTGGGGATGTTTTATCCTTTTATTTAGATAACCAAATACAAGAAAATTACTTACAATACGCCCGTCAACCAAATAATTTGTATGACATGGCTTATATGTACGGATATAAACCTAGAGTAACAGGATTAGCAACTGTAAAAGTTGATTTATACCAACAAGTACCAGCTAAGCTGGTTCTAGGTGAATACGTTCCCGACTATGATTATGCTATTTTAGTTAACGCTAATACACAGATTCAAACTAATTCAGGTACAGCTCAAACTTTTACAATTGAAAACACAGTTAACTTTTCAGTATCAAGTTCAGACAATCCTACATCAGTATCTGTAGCACAACTCACAAGTGGTATACCAGATTATTACTTATTAAGAAAGTCTGCCACAGCATATTCAGGTATAGTTAAAACAACACAATTTTCATTTGGTAATCCAGTTGAATTTGCAACTGTAAATATAAATGCTCCTAATATAGCTAATATAATAGATGTTTTTGATTCTGATGGACATGAATATTACGAAGTAGATTATTTAGCACAAGATTTAGTATTTGATAGTATTAGAAATACAAATTTAAATGATCCAAATACATATAATGACTCGGATACACCATATATACTACAAACTAAATCAGTTCAAAATAGGTTTGCTACAAGATTTATAGCAGATAACCTATTACAACTTCAATTTGGTGCTGGTTCACCAGCAACTGTAACCGAAAAGATTATTCCAAACCCATTTAATGTTGGTTTAGGTTTACCATTTGGAGAAAGTAAATTAACGACGGCATATAGCCCGACAAATTTTATATTTACAAATACTTATGGGACGACACCTACAAATACAACACTAACAGTAAGATATTTAACAGGTGGTGGGGTATCATCAAATATATTAGCAAATGCTTTAACAAATGTTAATACAACTACTTGTCAATTCCTAAAAGGAGGTTTAAACCCAACAACAGCAAGATATGTATTTGATTCAATAGCATCAAATAACACATATGCTGCAAATGGTGGTAATAATGGTGATACAATTGATGATATTAGACAGAACTCTATATCACAATTCTCAACTCAAATGAGAAACGTAACACAAGACGATTATTTAGTAAGGTCATTAAGTATGCCTTCTAAATTCGGTACTATTTCCAAAGCATTTACACAAAAACCAAATGCTGATGACGCGGCAACAACACTAGATATTTATTGTTTATCTCAAAATTCACAAGGTAACTTAACTATACCTTCATTAACATTAAAAAACAATTTAAAGACATATATTAATGAGTATAGAATGATTGGAGATACTATTAGTATTAAAAATGCATTTATCATTAATTTTGCTGTTGATTTTGAAATTATAACGTATCCAAATTATATTAATAATCAAGTACTATCAGATTGTATTATAGCATTAAGAAACTACTTTGCAACTAACAAATGGCAAATAAATCAACCTATTATCACACCAGATCTATTTGTATTATTAGATGCAATTGCTGGTGTACAAACAGTTAAACAAATTAATTTTACCAATAAAGCCGGTACTTCACAAAACTACTCAGAATGGGCTTATGATATGGATGCTGCTAATCAAAATGGCACAATATTCCCATC